TTCTTACTCCTTTACATCATAATGGTAACCAGAAACAGAATATTCATTATTGTTTCCTGGATAATCTGCTGCTGTTTTTCCCTGATACTCGGGAATTAGTTTCTCACCATCTTTTCTTTCAGCAAAAATATGGTAGAAACAATTGATTGGCATTCCCCCTTGTGCTTGGAGATACACTTTATCCTCATCAATTCTTTTTACAATCACATTTTGATGTGCTCCGATTGGAGTTAGATTAACGGTGATGGATTGAATATCCACAAAATCTTTCCAATATGAAGGAAGTTCAATTTCTTTTTGATTTCTTACTCTTCCACGAATATAAACATCATTATAAGGTGCTTCTGGGCAAGTGTGGCGAAGTCGATATCCTTGTTTTGATGGATGAGGAATATCAAAGTTCTTTTTAGCAGAGAGAACGTGAGTTCCACAACGAGATGTAACTTCTCCCTGTGCTTTAATATCTACTCCAGCAGCAATAGTGTTTGTAACATCCAGATTTCTATCAATAGCAGCATCACCAGTAACCGCTAAAGAATATGGATTATGCATTCCACTACAAAGAGCACCAGGAATATCTGGTGTTGGTGAATTTGGATTTGTAATTGGACCAACCATCAAGGTCGCATAAACTTTAGGAAAAGCAGAAGGGTCGCCAACTTGAAACGGACCTTCTACATAACCAGAACCTTTGATTTTTGCTTCACCAATACCTAGAGCAAGTGGAACAACTTTCTCTGCACTACAAAGAAGTTGTCCATTATATGCCCATATCTCATCCATACAAAATGCCATCTTTTTATCCTCTCCTTGCTTTTACAATATCTTTCGTGGCACAACTCAATCCTTGCATTACAGATACCAATTGTTTCATCATCTCTGCTTCAATTTGATAGACATTTGATACTAACTTTAAAGTTCCAGTAGCATCAAACGTTATATTGTTTGACTTAAGTTTAATAGCACCACCATCAGCATCTAAAACAATATTTGCTTCTTTGCTATTTGGTCCTTTAGCACTCAACTCAATGTCGTTTGCTTCTAATCTAATTTTACCATTATTTGCTTTAATTACAATATCTCCATTTTTTGCGTCAATGGAAAATCCAATATCAGTTTTAGATAATAGTTCTGAACATTCTATATTAAAAGCACCAGGAGCGCAAGCAGTAGTCCATCCTTTTCTTGGACCATCTTTGGTCATTTCAAAAAAGTGATGACCATCAGAACCTCTCAATGATACATCAGCAGTACAAGTTCCATCAAAAGAAATACTTCCAAAGGAAATATCACCATCTCCTTGTCCGTACCAAGTACTATAATAATTAATCTTAGAACCTTCAGCCATATAATTTATAAAATTACCTTACTATTTAATGCTTTCAGCAAGAGTATCATACACTCTAATCGGTCTCTCAAAAGTTTTATATGGTCCAGCATACTTTACACCAGCATCATAATATACATTTCCATAATAAGGTTTTCCACTTACATAACCCTGAACTTTTAATCCGACTGTATCTATAACTGTAATAATCTTTCTCTGCTGAAGTTGAGGGCTGAAGAGAATAGGGTCTCTTACAACTTCAAATACTGGTGTAAAATCAGCATTCACACCGGACTCTGAACGTATTGTAATCGTTGGACGAACTGTAAATCCAACACCAGGTCTTACAACTTTTACACGAGCAACCTGACCGAATGGTGTGAAAGTTGCTTGAAGAATAGTTCCATTATTAGGAGTAATTGCGACAACATCAACTCCAGGATTGTAGTTTATTCCTGGATTATTAACAATAACTTCCTTTAAACTTAAGACAGTAGGATACGATAGAGCAGATTGTTGTGCTGGAATGTAGTTGCTACCGGAATCTAAAACAACACCCTCAACCACCTGTCCATTTTCAATAACTGCCTGAACAACAGCACCAGAACCAATATCACATTCATCTACTACTTTAACTGTTGGTGGAGTTTGATATCCAATCCCAGGATTTACTACATCAATACCCAACAAAACACCGCCAGGGGATATGATTGGATTTGCTTCTGCTCCTACACCATCACCACCAGAAAAAACAATCTTTGGACTTCCACAAGGTTTAGGTGCTGTATCACAAACTGATTTTGTTGAGATTAAATCTTGTGGTGTGAGTTCATTAACCTCATCAATAGTCAAATACCTATACTTATTATCGCCATCTAAAAAGATGTATGTGGTTCCTGGATTAAGTTGTTCATATGAGTTAGCATCAGATATTGATACATCTTCAACAAGAACACCATTGATATTTGTGTAAGCAACTTTGATATTTTCTTTTGGTATTGGTGCTGTTAAAATACTAGACATATTATTCTATAGTTCCTCCGCCTAATATTTCTCCACGACGAACTGCATCTCTTTCTGCTTGTGTCACCGGTGCATCAAGACCCTCTCCAATCTCATCTCTAACCTGTTGCTTATTAAGTTTCTCATCAGTTTGTTTTGCTATATTTGCTGGAGAAGGAGCATCTGATGTTGTTGAACCACCATTATAAAGAGTATAATGGTCATTTACAGGACATTGTGGAGATTGGTCGCAATCAAAAAATCCAATAACTGTGCTGATAAAACTAATCGCAGCATCAATACTACCACTTATTCCAGGGACTACAGATGCAACTCCAAGTCTATCAATAAATGTATTTACAATATTTCCTTGTTGAACTGCTTGTATTGATCTAGCAAGGGAACCAATCAAACTAGGATTAACACCCAAAGAAGTTGCTATTTGGCCCAATCCACCAACAAGATCTCCACCATTCAATGAATTTATAGCACCTTCTATAGAATTTATGGGAAGATTGGATGATCTAAGTATAGACCTAAATCCGGAAACAATATCTCCACTCTGAAAAGAAAGTGCTGCTTCAGACAAGTTTCTTGGATCAATTGACAAACTTTGACCTATTAGATTGGTAATATCAGTAATGTTACCTGCAGTTTGACTGCCACCTAAAGCAGATGCAGCTCTACCCAAATCATTCACAAAAGCATTAGTTCCAATTGCACTTCTTAAATTCCTAATATTACCATCACTTAGTGTATCGTATGTTGTGTTACTCAATGAAGAGATTGGATTATTTACAGAGAAAACAGGAGCAAGTTGTGGGTTTGTTGAATTGGGATCAAAAAAGGATTGATCATTTGATATACTAACAATAATTGAGTTTAAAGCAAAATCAGCAGACGAAGTTATTAAATTAATATTTTTTGCCAACACTTCACCAACTAATGCTTCAACTACACAAGCAGGAGTTGGTATATAAGTCTGAGTTTGTGAGACAGGTTGACCATCCGGGGTTTGTGAATTGCCAACTGAAGTGGATGTTGATATTATTCCTTCCCTTTGAGTAAGGGGAAAGTTAGATGTGGGTGTTGATGGTGTAGCAATATTATCCTCAACAAAAGGAAATGGTGGAGAAGAAATCAAAGATTGTTCTGAATTATTTTGAATATTAGAAATTTGGGATCCAAATAAATTGCTCAAAAAATCTTTAATTAATCCAAATAAATCATCACCAATCTGATTAAACACGCAGGATAAAGTTTCAAATCCACTAACTTTTCCTTGAAGTATTTTTAATTTAAAACTTGGAATAGAAATATTTTCAAATGGTTTTAGTGCTTGGTTAATTTTATCTTGGGCAAATCCCTTAACCTGATCCATTATCCCTTTCATACACTTAGCAATAATATCAGCAGTCTCATCAATTAACTTTGAAATTTGTGCCTGTATATCAGAAACTTTTGAGGATGCTGCAGCAGAGTAGATTGATAATATATCTTGAAGTTGTGATATTTTTTTACTAAGTTCTTCTACTGCTATTTTTATATTTTTGAGATTGGATTGCTGTTCTTTACAAGGACTAGAAAGAGTGATTCTTTCTTTTAACTTTTGATCTTGCCTCTGTGATGCAATAGGTGCAACATTTTTGCCCGCAGCTTCTTCAATGGGTTTTGTTTTTGGTGGTGGTTGATTTCTAGAAACATTAGAATCTGATACTTCTGGAACACTCTTACCAGTTCCTTTTCCATCATTACCAGTCCTATTTGCATTACCACTTGTTCCTGCATAGTTTGAGGAATTAACACCAATCGTTGATGCTAATTTTGTTTGAGTATTGTTTCCCAACACTCCCATAATAACAGGAACTTGTTGGTCTGCTCCATCCAAGAAGAAACCAAACACAAACATACCTTGACGAATGTTTGGTGTCTGCATTGAACCACCTTGTCCACCACCAGCAGTGATTGGATACATCACTTGTGCCCAGGGCAGTTGGTCTGATTCTATAGTTTCTTCTTCTTTATCGTGAAGACCAATGATTCTGACCTTATATCGATATCCCCAACCAGGAATATCTTTTTCTGACTTAAAAGTTTCTGGGTTAAGGTTTCCTCTCCAGTATGAATCGTCGGGTATTTGTCCTACCCACCAATTAAAATTTGCTCC